CCCGCGCCTACATTTGGGGGCAACTCAAGCGCTGGCTGAAGGCTGGCGGCACGATCGATCCCAAGGACGAGGAACTGTACCAAGACATCATCGGCCCGGAAACGGTGACGCGGCTGGACGGCAAAATCCAGCTTGAGAGCAAAGAGGACATGAAGGATCGCGGCTTGCCCTCGCCGAACCGGGGCGACGCCCTGGCGCTGACGTTCGCCGAGCCGGTGACCAAGAGGGATCGCCACCCATCCGGCGTCGCCAAGGCGGCCGAGGGCATGACGCAAGTGGATTACGACCCGCTCGCCTGACCGTTGGCGGCGACAACCATTCGCGCCTTATTGGTCGAGCCACCGATTGAGGATGGCGATGCGACAGGTCCGGTTTTTCATCAACACCACGTTCGGCTCTCCCGGCCTCATGGCTTTGCTTCTCGCGGCCGTCATCGTCACCTTTTTCCTGTGAGCGCCAATGTGCATTTTTCCTAGTGCCGCACCGATGCAAAGCCCGAAGCTACCGCCCGAGGTGGCGCAAATGAAAGCGCCCGACGCTGGCGCTGTGCGCACGGCGACCGGTCGCCGCACGATGGACATGGTCCGCAACGGGATGAACACGATCCTGACCTCGGGCTCGGGCGTCAACATTTTCGCGCCGACCGAAAAGAAAACCCTCTTAGGACAGTAACCATGACCTGGCTCGTGCTCGCCATCTTCGCGCAAGTGAACATCGCCGTGGGGCCGATCTCCGAGGCGCAGTGCCGCATGCTGCTGCCGCAAATGGTGGCCAAGTGGCAAGCCGACATGCCGCTGGAGGCGTGGGGCAAGCTGGCGCATGCGCCCGATGTCGCTGGCTTCTGCATCAAGCATCCGGTCGAGCCCGGCACTCGCATGGCCTGGGTCTGATGCGCTTCCGGCTGGTCGATCGCAAGGACAAGCAAGTGCACGAGGGCGTCATGCCCAGGCTGACGGTGCCCGATGTCGTGGCCTGGGGCAACCGGGTATTCGGCCATCCCAAGCTCAAAGACGAGATCGCGACCTTTCACGAGGTCGAGGCGTACCGGATTGGATTGTTTTAATGGCCGAGAATGCGCCGAAATATGAGTCGCAGATCGCCTACCATCGGCGGCGTACCGAGGAACTGAAAAAGGTACGCCAGCCCTGGGAACAGACCTGGGGCGACCTGGCGACCTATATCGAGCCGACCCGGTTGCGGCTGCTGTCGCAGCAGGAAGGCCCGAAGTCCCGCGCCAAGATCGTTGACAGTACAGGCACGTTCGCGCTGCGCACGCTGGCCTCGGGCATGCACTCGGGCATTACCTCGCCAGCCCGGCCGTGGTTCCGCCTGACCACGACCGACCCTGACCTCAAGGAATTCGCCCCGGTCAAGCAATACCTGTCCCAGGTCGAGAAGCTGATGCGCGAGGCGTTCGAGGCGTCCAACGTCTACAACGCCTTTCATCAAGGCTATTCCGACCTCGGGCAGTTCGGGCAGTCGGTCGGCATTCTGGTCGAGGATGACGATACGCCGGTCCGCATGATCCAGCTTATGCACGGCCGCTTTTGGATCGCCCGCGATCACAAGGGCGTCGTGACCACGCTCTATCGCTGTTTCCGCTGGTCTACCCAGCGCGTGGTGCGCCGCTTCGGCTATGCCAACGTCAGCCAACGGGTGCGCGAGAAGTACGATCAAGGCCGCTATGACGAAGTCTTTGACATTTGGCATGCGATCGAGCCGCGCGAGAAGCGCAACCCCAACATGATCGACAAGGCCAACAAGCCGTACCTGTCGAACTATTGGGAGGAGGGCGCGAACAACACCGAAATGCTGGAGGTCTCGGGCTTCGATGAAAACCCGCTGATCGGTCCGGCCTGGGAGATCGCGGCCGAGGATCATTATGGCCTGTCGCCGGGCATGGTGGCGCTCGGCGACGTCAAAATGCTGCAAATGGAACAGACCCGTAAGCTGGAGGGCATCGACAAAATGGTGCGCCCGCCGATGACCGGGCCGACCTCGATGCGAAACAATCCGGCGTCACTCCTGCCGGGTGCTGTGACCTTCGTTGACGATCCCACCGGTAAGGGCTTCCGCGCCGCGATCGACGTCAACCTGCGCATCGGCGAACTGCGCGAGGACATTCGCGAGGTGCAAGACCGCATCAAGGTCTCGTTCTACGCCGACCTGTTCCTGATGCTCGCCAACATGGATGGCATCCAGCCTCGCAACCAATTCGAGATCGCCGAGCGCAAAGAGGAAAAGCTCTTGGCGCTCGGGCCGGTGCTGGAGAACATTTACACCGGCCAACTCAAGCCGGTCATTGATCGCACCTATGCCATTCTCGATCGCCGCAAGGCGCTGCCGCCGCCGCCGCCCGAACTGCAAGGGCAAGACCTGAAGATCGAATATATCTCGATCCTCGCCCAGGCACAGAAGGCCGTGGCCACTGGCTCGGTCGAGCGGCTTTGGTCGTTCGCTGGCAATCTCTCGGCCGTCAAGCCCGAGGCGCTGGACAAGCTCGATGCTGACCAGTCGATCGACGTTTACGCCGACATGCTCGGGGCCGACCCGTCGCTGATCGTCACCGACGAGGAGGTCGCCAAGATACGCGGCGCTCGCGCCAAGCGCCAGCAAATGGCCGATCAAGCGCAAATGGCGGCGACCGTCGCCCCGGCAATGAAGCAGGGCGCGGACGCTGCGGCCGTGCTCGCCCAGACCGACCAGAACGGCGGCGCTGGTGCCCTACTGAGGAACCTGGGAATTGGCTAATCCGAAAACTGACGAGCCCAAGGTCGAGGTCATCAACCTCACCGGGCGGTTCGTGCTGTTGGCTGACGGCACAGTGCTGCCGATCGTCACTTTCTACGATGGCGACGGCGATGAATGCGAGGCAGAGGACGCCCTCGCCTGCCTCGCTGGCTATGACGGCTATGGCTGGTTCGGGTTCGGGATCGAGCCCGCCGACGAACGGGACACGGTGCATTGATGGATGATCTTACGAAGCTGCAACGCCATGAACTGGACGAACTGGATCACGGCTTCCGCGAAACGCTCGCCGCGCCGGGCGGCAGGCGCGTGCTGTTCTGGATGCTGGAGCAATGCGCGATCTACCAAGACGCTTTCGCGGGCGACAACAACGTCACGAACTACACGCTCGGGCTGCAAGCCGGGGGCCGCAAGCTGATCGCCAAGCTCGATGCGATCGACCCGCTGCTCTACCCGAACCTGCTGCTCCAGATTGCCGACTTGAGGGCGATGGATCGCGCCGCGACCCAGGCCGAGGATACCGAACAAGGAAACGATGATGCTGAGGATTAAGCAACTGCTGATGAATTCCGTCGCCCCGCTCTGGGCTCCCGAGGGCGTTGGCGGCGGCGGCGATGGCGGCGGCGACAAGCCAGAGCCGGACGCCAGCGCCACGCTGTTCCCGAACGAGAACGATGACGCCGACAAGGGCGACAAGGGCGACGTCAAGCCGGAAGGCGAGAAGGAAGGCGACACGCCGCCGCCCGAGGGTGACGCCGAGGCCAAAGCCAAGGCCGACGCCGAGGCCGAAAAGCCCGCGTGGAAAGACTATGTGCCGGACGCGGCCAAGAGCGAGGCCGAGAACGCTGCGGCCAAGCTGGAGCACGACAAGACCAAGCCGGTCGAGCCCGATACCACGGTGCCCGAGAAATACGAGATCAAGCTGCCCGATGGTATGCAGCTTGACGAGGCCCTGCTCGGGGCCGTGTCGCCCGTGTTCAAGGACCTGTTCCTGACCAACGATCAGGCCCAGGCGCTGGTCAGTGCCTTCGTTGAACACCGCACCAAGGAAGCTGGCGAGCAAGGCACCAAATGGGCCGAAACGGTGACCGGCTGGGGCGAGACCGCCAAGGCCGACCCGGACATCGGCGGCGTCAAATGGGACGCCACGGTAGCCGCCTCAACGCGGGCGATTAATCGCCTCGGCACACCTGCCCTCAAAGAATATCTGGAGGCGAGTGGTGGCGGCAACCATCCGGAGCTTATCCGTGTGTTTGCAAAGGTCGGGGCGATGATCAAGGAAGATGCCCCGCCCGATGGCGGCGCGGAAGGGGCTGGGCAACCGGCTGATCCCGCACACCTGCTCTTTCCGAGCGACGCACCGAAAGGCTAACGCAGAATGGCAACTATCGGAAATTCGTTTCCCTCTCTAGTCGATATGTTCAAGGCCACTGGCGAGGGTGCGGTCATCGAACTGCTCGCCAAGCAGAATGCCGTCTTGGACGACGCTATCGCAACGCAGTGCAACCTTGGCGACAAGCATCGCCATATGATCCGCACCGGTCTGCCGACCGTGACTTGGGGCCGCCTCTATCAGGGCGTGCCGCAGTCCAAGGCCACCACGCAGCAGGTCGATGACACGACCGGTTTCGTTGAAGCCATGTCCGGCATTGACGTCCGCCTGCTCAAGCTGGCTGACGACAAGGCCGTGGCCCGCCTGACCAACGCCGCCCCGTATATCGAGGCGATGAACCAAGAAATTGCCACCGGCATTTTCTACCACGACACGGCCACCACGCCCGAGAAGTTCAAGGGCCTGTCGGCGCGGTACAATACCGTGGTCAAAACCGGTATCGGCATTCAGGTCGTGGATGGCGGCGGCACCGGCTCCGACAATACCTCGATCTGGTTCGTCACCTGGGGCGACCACGCCACCACGCTGCTCTATCCCAAGGGCACCAAGGCCGGTGTGTCGCACGAGGACAAGGGCGAGCAACGTGTGCTCGATGCCAACAACAATCCCTATTTCTCGAAAGAGGACTTGTGGACCTGGCACATCGGCCTGGCGGTCAAGGACTGGCGCTATAACGCCCGTATCTGCAATATCGACGTCTCCGACATGCTCGCCGGAACCGTCGATCTGTGGGCGCTCATGCGCAAGGCGTTCTACCGCCTTCAGTCCCGCCGCCGTGACGGCGTGTCTAGCCGTATCGCGTGCTACATGAACCGCGACGTGCTGGAAATCCTCGACGCTCAGTCGAGCGATCGGGCGCTCCTCGCCGCCAACCCGAACTATACCGGTCTGGGGCAGGCCCAGCTTGAAGGCAAGGAAGTCCGCACCTATCGCGGCATTCCGATCCGCGAAATCGACGCCATCCTGAACACCGAGGCGCGTGTCGTCTAAACCACGGGGGCCGGTGGCCGGGCTCTGACCATCGAGCCCGGCCTTTGATCCTAATGCTCGAAAGGCAATCCAATGATCTTTGATAAGACTACCCTTCTGTCGGATGCCCAAGCGATCGTAGCGACCGCCGTCAGCACCAACGTTATCGATTTCGGCGCGTCCGGAACCGTGATGTTCGCCACTGCCGCTCTCGTCCGCAACGTGGGCAAGGGCGAGAAAGTCCCGCTGCTGATCCAAGTGGTCGAGACCTTCAACAACCTGACCTCGCTGGAGGTGCAGGTGCAGACCGACGACAACGCCGGTTTCGCCTCGCCCAAGCAGGTCGGCACCACGGGCGCGATCGTCTTGGCCGACCTCGTTGCCGGTAAAATCTTCAACATCGACACGATCCCGCGCGATGCTGACGAACGCTATTTCCGGCTCAACTATGTCGTTGTCGGCACCGCGCCCACGCTGGGCAAAGTGACGTCCGGCGTGAACATGGGCATTCCGAACAATGGCTAAGCTGGTCGCGACGCAACGCGGCTACGCCCTGGGCCGCATCATCGAACCGGGCGAAGAATTCTCGTACCCGGACGAGGAATGGGCGGACGAGAAGCGGCGTCCGACTTGGGCCAAGCTCGCCAAGGTCAAGCTGGAGCCCTTCGGCGGCAAGGGCGACCATGACGGCGACGGCAAGGCGGGTGGCACGAAACCGGCCTTGGCCGTGGTCGTTCCGGCCGATTGGCACAGCTTCAAGTCGGCCGAGCTTAAGGCCCTCGCCAAGGCGATTTCCGGCGAGACCGCCGCGAACATCATCGAGGCGAGGGCCGTGATCGAGGCACACGTTGAGGCCACCAAGGCCGCGCCGTTCGCCGACGCGCCCGAGCCGGTGACCATCAAGCCGGGCAACGGCCTCGGCGAGGCCCTGGGCACCAACGTGCCCGATTGGGTCGATCCGGCCTCTGGCGTGCCGGGCGGCGTCCCTGCCGCTGGCGTGGCGGGCAACGGCTCGGAACAGCCCGAACCGGCCGACGAATAAAACAAGGGGCGGCTGCGGCCGCCCTTTCCACCCTGCCATTCCACGAGGGCCGCAATGGGCGAAATGTTCAACAATGAGCGCGTCACTGGCGCTCGTCTAAGCAATGACGTCACCCTGATCAGCGACCCGACCGCCCTTGGCTATTGGGCCGTTCCACTGGCGGGTTACGCCAATCCGCAATACCTCGGCCCGCTGGGCATCAACGACGCCACCGGCTTTGCTATTGACGATTGCTCGGCGATCGTCGTGGCCTACGAGAACGGCGCGACCTCAA